ATTGACACAGAGCATGTTCAAAAGTGTATAACGGCTGCATTTCTTTTGTATGTCAATTTCATTTCAGCCATACTCACGTTATTTCTTTGTGGAATAAGGGAATATTGACAACCCTGCCTCTATTCAACATGATTTCTAAGATAATATTTCAGTAACTTCAAAGATTGTGTATAGTAACATTTGACTGTGTTTATCGGTATATTCAATTCATCCGCTATTTCTTGATTGTTTAATCCCCTATATATTTTCAACAGGCAAATCTCCCGTTTGAAACTTGGCAGTTGCTTTACAGCCCAACGTAAATAGCTGAACTTCCTTTCTTCTTCAAGTTTTTCTTGTAAGCCATCATCAATAATATTATTCTGTTCAGTTCTTTCCATATCCTCTCTTGCGATTATATCATTCGTATCCCGAATCATATTTAACAAATAATTTTTCGTCATAGTATAAAGATAATTTCTCAAGTGTACTTTAATATGGCAAGTGGAGTGTACTTCCCACAGGTGCAGGAAAACCTGCTGAACGACATCTTCTGCGAGATTTCTCTCTTGCAAATACCTGTACGACAGACTATAAAGCATCGAATAATACTTATTATAAAGCTGTGTAAAAGCATCTTGATTACCTTGTTTTAGTAGTGAGAACAAATATTCATCCTCATAAGTAACCTTTGTCATTATCATAACCTGGGTGTATTAAAATAGATTGCAAATCTATAGAGCAATTAAAATATACCTAATTACAAGAAAATTACATTTTAGTTACAAACCATATATACAAATTTGTTTTCAACATTTTTCCTAAAGTAAAACTCTATTTTTAGCAAGAAAAAATATCTGGCACCTATATCCTAATTAGGTTTGAACACAGAATTAAAAAAATAATTCACAATGAAACCTTAGATATTAACTGTACTTGAAAATTTATCAATGATTCGATAAATTGTCCTTTCTGCAATATTATACTCATCAGATAAATATTGCATGATATAGGTCTTTTTATGCCCTTCCCGTAACAAGCGCATATATTCCTGATATACTGGGATGTATTTCACATCCCCAACATCAAGAGAAACACCATCCATTACTTGGAGGATGTTCCTATTCAGAATTAATAACTCATACGCATTCATACACTACCAAGATTCTCGACATACTTTACTCTATCTGCAACAGAAGTAAATTCCTCTACGGACAATACCGGCGGCGGAGCCATCATCATACCCTTTGCAACAGCCTTGGAAAGCATATCTTCACCCAACGCCTGATTGGATGAAGTAGTGACGTTGATAGGAATGCCACCACCCATTTGGTTAAAAGCTGATAATAACGGAGCAAACATAGAAGTCGCGGCAGCCGTCATTACACTTTCACCATTAGATAACATCGCCGGTATAGAGTCACTTGTACCCGAACCTGGACCTACTACTGAACCACCCTGTGCAAATTTAGCACTTTTTACCGTAGAAATAGCAGCCGCAATGTTAGAAAGTATAGTAGCTATGCCACTTGCCATTGTACCAAGTCCAATGATACCCTTTCCTGCTTCCGCTGAAACCATTTTAGAAATAGCCTTACCTGTATTGATTGCAATTTCAGCAAGAGCCAAAGCCTTACTTGCAATGGCAAAGTTACGGTCTTGATTACCTATCTCATCTGTCAAGGCAATAAGTCCATTTGTAACAGTAGCCATAGCATCATATTTGGATTGTTCAATAGCTATCTCCTTATCTGCAACAGCTTTCTTTGCATCATTATAGTCATTTTGAGCTTGAAGTTTACGCAAATTAAAAGCTTCTATACTTTCCCCCTCAAGTTGCTGTATAGTATTCAACTCTGCAAGCTTCTGCTCCATCTTAATACGGAGAATTTCTTGTTCGTCACCGTATGTCTGGGCTATTTCTGTTTCAAAACGTATCCTTAATGCATCCTCTTGTTTCTTGATTATGGAGTTATTATGCTGCTCGGTCAAATCATCAATCTTTTTGTTGTACTTCTCCATAATAGTAAGTTTCATCTGCTCGGTTAGCTCTTTCTGCTGAAGCTCCGCATCACGTTGGGCTACAAGTTGCTGCATCTTTAATTGATACTCCTGCTCGCTTCCGGCTTTTACAGATTCAAGCTGCAGGGCGATAAGCTTCTGCCGATTTTCAATTTCTTTTCTCAGTTCTTCATCGGAGAGCTTTTGCAAAGCTGCTATTTTTTGCTGTTCAAGAGAAAGAATCTGTTTTCCGATTTCCTCTTTGGCACGAGGTGTCAAGTCTTTTTCGGTTTTCAAGCGGATTTCCAAATCTTCAATCTGACGGCTATATTCATATTCTATCTCTTGCGTCTGCTTTTTCCGGCTATCTTTGACGAGCTTTAGCATTTCATCCTCAGCCTTACGTATCTCTTGCAGTTCTTTCTTTTTGATTTTTAGAGCTTCGGCCACAACTTTAGGGTCAACAATCGGCGTTTTCTTTTTATCGGCATCTCCAGTATATGAAGACACCAAGTTAATAGTCTCTTTCCTGGACTCCACAGCCGATAACTGTGCTATATAATCATTCCATGAAGAAGCGATATCCTTGTTTATGGCTGAATTAGAACGATCTTTGCCTATTCCCTGACGCCAGAATGAAACATCATCTAACTCTTTATTATATTTCTCATTGATAGCAATAGTTTCCTGCAAGTATTCTTCTTCCTGTTTCAGAGATAAATTTAGCATCTGCAGCCTTTCTTCTTTGGCCTTTTTTAAAGCTTCTTCCCCAGAAATCCCCATTTTCACATATCGAATTCGTGCCGCCTCTATCTTGGCATATTCATCTCCGACATTAGCCTCTGCAACATTCTTACCAAGCTCAACAGCCGCTTTAGTTTCCCGTTCTGATATGTCTTCTACCGATTCAAACAAAGTTCGTACATCTTTAATCAAAGAGGATAAAGCATCATTGACGAAAGTCTCAACCTTAGCCGTCATTTTCTCAAATGAACCACCTGTAGCGTCAAAAAGCAAAGCGACCTCTTTGGTTAGTTCCGTTTGAGAAGCGAGCAAGTCATCTTCCACTTTACCCAGTTCCCCGGTCTTACCTTTGACTTCATTTAGATTAACAGAAATATCTTTCAAGGTACGGATATATTGCAAGCCGGCATCTTCTCCCGGACCGCCAAAGATATCTGCAATGGCAGTTCCAACCACCGCACTGCTTTCCGGTAGTTCATCCAATTTGGCAGATACTTCCTGCATGATTTGAAAAGTAGTCTTTGCTCCTGTCTGCAAATCTTTCTGGACTTGTTTAGAGCTGATACCGATACCATCCAATGCACCAGCCGTTGATGTAGTCATTTCCCGAAGCCGGGTATTCGCCTCTTTGATAGTATCAATTCCCTTATCAGAGAAGACACCCTGCTTATTGGTTTCTGCAATAATAGCAACGAACTGATCCGCAGAGATACCAGCCTCTTTGAAGTATGCCGGATATTCTTTCAAAGCAGATAGGAACTCACCATTCGCATCTGCTCCGGCAATGAAACCATCTTTGATTACTTTCAACGCTTCATCAGAAGATATGCCAAACTGTTTTTCTACGGAATTAATAGCAGTCAACATATCCCGGAAGTCTTTACTGTAGTAATCAGCCAAAGCTTGTACTTCACTCCGATAGATTTTCAAATCATCGCCAGACTTATCCGTAAATTGCTTTGTCAATTTGGTAGCCTCTTTTACCCCCTTATTGTAGTCATACCACCATTTGAAAGCAAAACCGACTCCGGCAACACCTGCTATACTCATAAATACCGGATTTTTCAATAATGCCTTTAGCGTTGAACCTAAAGCAGATGCTTCTGTCTTCATATTGGAGAAAAAGCCTTTCACTCCATTTGAGTTCTGGGCGATATTCAACAAAGAATTTGCAAAGTCATTATTGATACCTACAAAATCTTTCAAAGCTTCCTCGTAATTACCGACATTACGATAGAAACGCTGTGTACCCTCTTCCGCTTCCTTCAATTCATCGGTAATGGCATTTATCTTATCTTGAATCTCTTTGCCCTTGGCACTGTTACGTTCCGCACGACTTAACCTATCATAAGAAGCAGTCAAATTAGAAAGTTCCGCACGTAATCTAACTAAGCTACCTTCAAGCTCCGTCTGTTCCTTACGCTCATTCTGTATTTGCTTACTCAGAATTCGAACAGCCTCGTTCACTTCACGAGTAGCAATCTTGGTTTCTGATAACTGTAAGTTATACTCTTTGCGACTCATACGTCCTGCTTTCAAATCCTCTTTTAAAGTTTGTTCTCTTTTTCGAAGTACATCCAGCTGAGTACGATATTCTGCGATTTTTCGGATAGCATCATCGTATCGTACCCGAATATCCAGCACTCTTTCTTCTACATTTTCCATAACTATACCTCCAACTGTAATAATTTACACTCACATATCCCCGTATCTTCTGCCTTTACAGATATAATAGCATAGTATCTACCGTATTGGCCCAGATATACCGGAACCGTTACATCCAACTCTTTTAGCTCAATATCGTTAATTTCAATTTTTTCCGTAATGACAACCGGATTATGTACCACCTTTTGGTATGATTGATAATTTTTAGACAACAAGGCATGCCATGACAACCCGTTGAATGTTGCCCTTGACTTACCATTGTTACTAATCTCCAACAATATACGAGGTTCAACTTTCCCTATCTTTCCAATCTCCTCGTTATCTTCATATTCATAAATTGGAATATATGCTTTACCGGCTCTCGTATCGGTTGCGGCAAAAGGAAGCGTAACGCTATCTTTACTTAGTTCAATAGTCTCATCATCAACATTGATGCATCCTTCATAATCTCCAGATACTGTTTTGTCTTCTTTCCACTTGTAGACATTCTTTTGAGCGAATCCATCAAGAGAAAACGAGATAGTTTTAGGTTTATTATCCTGATACGACGCAACCACCTTCGTAGTCCAATCTATAGCCCTAGACTTGTTAGTTATAACTTCATCCATTGAAACAAACCTAACCGTAACATCATCTTTGACTACAGCAAATGTACCAGACATAACAGATAAAGACTTAATGAAATCAATCTGCTTTATGTTTGGCAAATTGGATATAATAGGATAATATCCATCGCTTATTCCATCTTCAAAAACATTGGTTTCTTCAGTGAATGCCAATAACCCGACTACAAAGGTTGTACTTCCCCAACTGTTTGTAAAGAATCCAGTATCAGCAAAGGCGAAATAGATCACATCTCCCGCAGCCAATACAGATGTATAATCATCATATTCAAAAGATACAAACCAATTTTGATTCCCTTGCTTTTCTAAATCTATATAACCAACGGAGAAGACTTCCTCCGCAACCCCATTCACTACTTTGTAAGCTACAAATCTCGGATTAGGAACCTCTGTTCTCACAAAATTAAAAAACATTCTTCCCATGATCCGGATTTTGGTATTGTTCTTCAAAATCTTCATGCCTTCATACTTGGATGAACTAAGGTCTACCGTTTCCAGATAATCTGTTTTTTTATAAGTAGACGTACTACCTCTCAAAACATATCCATAATCATGATTGGGTCGCGTTCCGTTCACATACTCATAAGTGATTCCGAATTGATTATTATAATCCTCTCCCTTTCCTTTCTTGGTTAACATCGGGATAAGGAGTTTGTTAATCAGATTATCTGTGACATTGGTAGGAAATAAGAATTTGATACCGCTATCCTGGGATATACGTTCTAAAATCCAACCTGCCCGGACACATGGATGGATATAGTTCTTGTTATCATAATTCCGTACCCCCATATTCATATCGGACATGATAAAACTTGCACCATCTTGATAATTACTAATCTCTCTTTTCCAAATAGTATAATACTCAGGATAACTATCTTTCAAATCATTCAATGTTTTGTCACCCTCAATAATGTTAGATAACAAGCTAATATTCCCCCACGTCAAAGCTATTTCAAAAGAATCCGCCCCAGTCATTAATACAGCTTTCCCGTTAGAAATAATTTCAACCCCGTTACGGATATACCTTGTATCATGAAACGTTCTCGGATAGTCAGTCTGGCATGCCGGAAGGTCAGCATGTTGGATAATACGTTGATTCCTGACTGTCTTAGGCAACTTGATCGTATAACTGTTATTGCTTACGATCTTACTCAAATCGGTAAACAGGTTACTTTTATAGTTCAAAGTAATCTTAGTACTGTCATCCAAATCCACCAATTCACCGTCAATAAACAATAAATCATTTCTCATAAGCTTTGCACCCTTATCTCTGGTAAAATAATCGTTGCTACAAAATCTTGAAGAACAGCACGAGTTTTGTTAAAAGTTTCAACCGCAATGTTCACCCCTTGCCACCGTTCCTTTTTATCAACATCTTTTCCCATGTACATATCTACTACTGGAGACATGGTAAGTTGAAAAAGGAAATCGTATGTATCACTATCCACCAATGGAGCACATACAGGAAGTGTATTTTCTTCTGTCTTACGTTGTTTACGTCCTGTTCCACCATGATAACCATTTACATAACTATAATCACGCATGTTGTTACGAATGAATTCCCCGTTATTCACCACTTGCTTCTTTTCATCACCAGCCTTAAACAACCAATAGCAATAAAATCCATGCCGGCTAATCCAACGAAGATATACCCCGCTTGTACAGTCATCAATAAGCAACTGGACACTAGAGGAAGCTCCCGCCACTATATGAAAAGTGTAGTCAAATGTCATATCGAATACGCTTCCAACAGTTCCAGTTCCAGACAAATCAAATTTCACTTCTTTTTGAGCATCGATTCCCGTCAAGAATAGATTGTAAATATTACGTTTGGGTAACCTGACAGCAGGTAAGGACTTACCATCAGCAGTAACATTGACGCTGCTTTCCCCGGCTGAGTACATACCTATTGTAAATGGGAAGTTCTTGAACCATGTTAACACTCTGTCGCCATTATATCGCTCTCCGATTTTCATCGCTCCCCAAACGACATAAGTCTCAAATTGAAAGCTCTCTCCTAACTGCCCATTCTCGGAATACATGTTCAGATCAAATGAGAATAACCGCCCCAACTGTGTATCTTCCGCACCTGACAAAGAATAATCTATCCTTCCAAATTGAATTGTATCAAAGTACGATTGGGTATAAAAGGATAAGTCGAAGAAGCATGTACTTTGAAACAACGCCCTTTTTTCGGAGTGTTCAATCCCCGTTGCTACATCACGTACGACAGCTTCTATCCATGCCCATGGATGGCCCAAAACGTTTACAACCATCGGATTAAAGCAGAAAGCTATCTCATCCGGATATTCAATCGTTGTATTATCTATCTT